GGTAGCGCTGCCATCACCCAAAACGAAGCGCGTATCTCGCAGACGGTGGCAAACATGTCAGCGTCAGAGCTTGACGCATTCCGGGTGGGGGCCTATGAGGCGTTGCGCGAAAAGATTGGACGCTCGGCTGGCGGGCGCACTGAGTTGATGAACATGGCAGAAAACCCAGCTATCAGCGCAAAACTGAAGTTGATTTTTGGCGGGGATAGGCCTTTCAGGGAGTTTGCATCCAGTGTGGAAAAAGAACGCATCTTGAAGCAACTGCAAGCAACTGGCGCAGGCTCTCAAACAGCATCGCGCCAATATGCTGCCGGTGATATGGATGTAGGCGCATTGCAAGACGCTGGCGGGGCCATGGCAAGCGCCGCCGGTGGCAATGTCGCCGGGATGCTGAGTGGCGCGGTGAATACCTGGAACAGGGTTAAAACGCCTGAAACAGTGCGCGATCAGATGGGCAAAATCCTGATGTCAGGCGGGGCACAGGGTCAAAATCAACTCGCTGAAATGATGAACATGGCCCAGCAAATCAATGCACGCAACGCAAGAAACTCAAATCAACTTGGCGTCTTGATGTCCAAGCCCGCTGGGTCTTGGTTCTTGGATTGATTTTCTCGCGCTAGTTTGCTGGCTTTATCAATTTCTTGCCATCGGAACCAGTCCTGAAGAAACGAGAAAAGGCCAGCAGCCAGCACAGCAATGAGAACGTGATACCAAAAGTTCATAGCCACCCCTTGAAGTTTTAATTTTTCATTCTAAGCCGCACGGTTCACGCCCTGCGGCTTTTTTACGTCCAAAGGCACCACATGACCGGCGTTATCGCAACTCTCCCTAAGTTTCAATTTTCCAACGCCCTGGGCCTGCCCATGTCAGGCGGCACGCTCACAAGCTATCTGGCGGGCACCACGACACCAGCCACGACCTACCAAGATCAAGCCTTGGCAACGGCCAACACCAACCCGATATCGCTTGATTCGAGGGGCGAATGTACGCTATGGCTGGACTCGACAAAGACGTACAAGTTTGTTTTGAAAAATGAGGCAGGTGTGACTCAATGGACTGTTGATAACATCATCAATGCCCAGGCGCTGGTAGATCAATTGCGCACTGACCTTGCCGCACCCTCTGGCGCATCGCTGGTGGGCTATCTGCCAGCAGGGACAGACGCGGTTGCTACTACGGTAGAAAACAGGCTTAACGCTGCTATCTATTTCAACTCAGACTACACACCAGCGGCAGACGGCACCACAGATGACGTTGTAAAGCTACAAGCAGCGATAAACAAGGCGTTCACTCTAGGTGGAGGCGTTGTCCACCTTGACGGAGACTATGCACTGGGCGAGCCTCTGATCATGCTGCCTAACGTCAAGCTGAAAGGTTCTGGAGCGTCTAAAACTATACTTCGCCCCACAGCCGCATTCAAGGCCGCAATGGAAGATGCAGGAGGTACAGGCTATAACCTTGTGGCAACCTACCAGTACAACACAATTGTTGCCTCTGCTTTTGCAAGCTGCTATGACGTTGGAATTTCAAACATCAGTTTTATATTTGACACCGGCGCATCTACTGGTGTTTCCACTCATAAAAACAATTGCATCGGCCTTAACAACAGCAAGCGAATAGCTATTGAAGACTGTATTTTTTATGGATGGGGGCAGCACAGTGTAGATATTTCTGGATGCCAAGATGTAACAGTTCAGCGAACCGTCTCTTATAACGGCTACTGGTCTTCAATTCAGGTTGACCAAGGTGGCGGGGTGTATGGAGCGACAGGTGGGGCAACCCAAAAAAGCGATCACATCTACGTTGTCAATAACAGGGTCGAGGGTACGCAGTCTGAATACGGCGCTATTCAGATTCACAAGGATGGCGGGAATGACATTTACATCACAAACAATACCCTGATTAACAACAAGGCGAGTATTTGTACGGATGATTACTACGCCCAATCATTTGCCATTGGCGCTTCAGCCAGACTATTTATCAAAGACAACTATGTTCTTTCAACAGTGGCCGCATCGGTGGGTATCCGTGTTGCCAAGGGCGCAACGCACACCGTTATCTCGGGAAATAAAGTTGTCGTGGTTGGCGAGGCGCTCATGCTTCGCGGGGCGAGGACTAGCGGCGTTACAGCATGGAACACAGATGTATTTGTACGAGATAACTACTTTGAAGGCAGCACATCCCGCTTGACTGGGTGCAGAAAAGCACAGATTCACGACAACCGTTTTGTCAGTGCTTCAGCCACTGTGCGCGTGGCTCTGGACCATGGCATTGTCAAAAACAACACCTTTCAGGGGTATGGCGTGTGGCTTGAGGCTGTTACAGAAACAGACGCAAGGGATGCAAGCAGCAATGTTTACGAAAACGCCTTTCTTGATTTTGATGGTAATAGCATGTATGGCCCAGCGGGTGGGGTCACGGTCAGCTACAAAATCGTTTGCACAGGCTTTGCCCAGATCAGGGTTCGTGCCAAAGACTACTTTGCTTATTCAACCGCTTTTGATTACGCCGCTGGTGGCAACACAGCTTTGGTTATTGAGGATCAATTCAGGGGGGTGTTGCGTGGCACCGTCGTTAGCACCAATCTTTTAGATGGGATGTATTGGTACAACAACACAAAGAACCGCCTTGAGATTTACGACGGAAGTTTGGCGCGAGATGCTGTTGGGGCAATGACAGCATCAACTACGTATGATCCGCCTTCGTTGGCTGTTGGTACGAGTGGGGCAGAGCAGACAACCACAGTGACGGGGGCAGCTCTGGGCGATCATGTGACCGCTGCTTTCAGCATAAACACAATGGGTCTGCAAATAGTTGCGCGGGTGAGTGCGGCTGACAGTGTGAAGTGGTACTTCCATAATCCAGCCGGCAACCCGAACGGGACGCAAGACCTTGCAAGCGGTGTCGCTTCGTTTCGGGTTGTGAAAATTTAAGAAACTATGACCCTCTACCCACTCTACCTAAAGCGGGGCATAACCCTCGCCCACGAGCAGTGCCATGCGGCCCAACAGCGAAAGATCGGCACCTTGCGATTCTGGTGGCTCTACCTGCGCTCTGATGCATTTCGCTTGGGTGTGGAGGTCGAGGCTTACAAAGCTCAGGTCTCAGCCGGGGCACCGCTGGGGCACTGTGCTTACTGGCTGGCTACCGGGTACGGGCTAGGACTGACGATTGAAAAAGCAAACGAACTACTGAGGCGGGTCGATGAATGACGAAGCAAGAACTTCCAGAGCGCCGCACAGATACAGCCGCTTTGCTGGTGCTTGTCCAGCAGGTTCACGCTGACGTGCAAACTTTTTCAAAGCAGCTTGAACAGCAGCGCAGAGATGAGGCGCTACAGCTTGCCGAAGCAGTTGCAACTCTGATGATCAAGAGCTTCCCGGAAGGGGATGCTGACGGTCACCGCAAGGCGCATGAGGCACAGATGCAAGCCATTGAAGCAAGGGCAGAGTTTTGGCGAAAGATGCTTTTCGAGGTGTCGAAGTACGGGCTAATTGGCGTGCTTGGGTGGCTTGCAATCAAGGTGTGGGTGGCGTTCCTGGCAGGCCCAAGCAAATGATGGCCGCTGTGGTGTGGTGGTACTGGTGGCAAAACTGGAGTAAGAAATGACAACATTTGACGAAGCGTTTACAAGGCTCTTGGGGCATGAGGGGTCGTACTCCAATCATGCATCTGATCCCGGTGGGGCCACTATGTGGGGAGTGACGCAAGCTGTAGCGCGGGCCAATGGCTACACAGGCGACATGCGCAACTTTCCTGTCTTTGAGGCCAAGCTGATCTACCGGGCAAGCTACTGGGACGCTTGCCGGTGTGACGAGTTGCCTGATGCCGTGCGCTTTGATGTCTTTGATGGGGCAGTCAACAGCGGTGTTGGGCAGTCAATCAAGTGGCTACAACGCTCGGTTGGCACGGCTGATGATGGTGTGATCGGCATGAAAACGCTGCTGGCTGCAACTGGCTTGGCGGGCTCTGTGATCGCAGCAAGATACAACGGGCACCGGCTGGAGTTCATGACGGACCTCAAAACGTGGTCAGCCTTTGGTGGTGGCTGGGCTCGGCGTATTGCCTCTAACTTGAAAGCAAAATGATGGACCCAATCACACTCGGCGGCATTTTCAGCATTGGCACTAAGCTGATTGACAAGCTGTTTCCAGACCCGACAGCCAAAGCGCAGGCGCAGCTTGAGTTGCTGAAAATGCAACAGTCTGGTGAACTTGAGGAAGTCAAGGTGCAGCTATCGGCCATCATGGCCGAAGCCAGTAGCTCAGACCCTTGGACAAGCCGCGCACGCCCTTCTTTCTTGTATGTGGTTTATATCTTGCTGCTCTGGTCTATCCCAATGGGGGCGCTCACAGTCTTTGCGCCAGAAGCCGCTGACAAGTTCACGCTTGGCTTCGGCAAGTGGATGCAAGCCCTACCAGAGCCGATTCTGACGCTGTTCGGTGTGGTGATGACCGGCTATGTGGCTGGGCGAAGTTGGGAGAAGGTGCGGGGAGTGGCTAAGTAGTCCCGTAGCAAATGCCGTAGGTTTTGACAAATCGCACCTGTTTTCATTGGAGAACATTGCAATCGAGTATCACAATATTCATGTTTTCAAAACCCTTGTAAGTCATTGATTTTGATAGCTAATTTCGTTGCTGTCATTGGGTAAACCGTAGTTTTTCCGTATATCTGCCGTAGCTTTTACCGCAACACACCCGCACCAATACCGCGCTACACTGTGCGCCCTACCGTAGTTTTTTCCGTAGGTTTTTGTGGGGGTGGACATGGCTGGGTTTGATGCGAGGGCGGCAAAGCAATTGCCACCCGGAAAACACATTGTCGTTGATGGCTTTCCCGGCCTGCGCTTGGTTGCGTCAACAAGTGTAAAAGCGTGGATTTACAGATACGAGTCTGCTGGCAAGATGAAGCAGATCAAGCTAGGCCAATGGCCCGCCTTGTCGCTGTCTGCCGCTATCACCAAATGGCAAGAACTCAAAGACGCCCGCGCCAATGGTGCCGATCCAGCCGCTGAGCGCAAGGAATCGCGCAAAGCCAAGGCTACAGCCTACACAGTCGGCCAAGCTGTCGAGGATTACATCGCCGGGCATTTGCAGATCAACCGCGAGGCGAAGGGCGCTGATGCTGTCGCGTCCAGGCTACGGGCTGGCATTGAGCCAATCGCATCAATGGCGGCGGCAGACATCACCCGGCGCATTGCTTACGACTTGATCGAAGGCTTGGCAGATCGGCCTGTGCTTGCAAAATCGGTGCGCAATGAAATGGGGGCTGCGTGGGATTTGGCGCTTGACGCTGGGCGCTTGAGCGAGGATTCTCCGAACTGGTGGCGACAGATCATGGCTGGAAAACTGCGCTCAAAGGGCGCTATACGGGATGGCGTCCACAAGGGCACGGCAAAGCGGGTGCTAACGGACTCAGAGATTAGCTCGCTGTTTGCCGTGGACATGGCGAGATTCAGCCAGCAGGTTCAAGATTTTTTGGTGGTCCAGCTTTGGACATGTACGAGGGGTGCGGAAATCGTCCAGATGCACCACACGCAGATCACTTGTGAGAGTGACGGATGGTGGTGGACGATTCCGAAGGCGTTAACAAAGAGTGCTAGGCACCCTAACGCCAGTGATTTGCGCGTGCCGCTGGTCGGCAGGGCGCTTGAGGTGGTGCAGCGTATCAATGGGGCAGGGTGGCTATTCCCAAGCGTGAGCCGTGCCGGTGTGGTGGGCCATCAGGTGCAGACTTACATGCAAAGCAAGGTGAATTACTTGCAGCCGTATTGCAAGTCTCGGCCTGATCATGTTAGGCAGCGCCTGACCGTCACGCACTGGAGTCCACACGATCTAAGGCGAACCGGGCGCACTGGGCTGAGTGCAATTGGTTGCCCGACTGACGTAGCGGAGGCCATATTGGGCCACGTTCAGCCGGGTGTGCAGGGTGTCTACAACGTCCACAAATACGATGCGGAGCGTCGGCGGTGGCTCACGGCTTGGGCTGATCGGTTGGAGTCATTGACTTGAGTTTGTCCAAATACTTGACAAGCGCTGCATGATAGATGTCATGCGTCTGCTCTGGGTCAATCAAAAGCTCGTAAATAGCGCCAGAACTGTAGCTACCCCAAACACCACTTGTTACTTGGTCGCACTCAATCCGGCGTGCTAAGTTGCGCAAGTCATTCGCCATGTCGCTTCGGCTGTCTGCTTCCATCGCTATCGATAAACGGAATGATCTATTTGGGGCCGCGTTCATTGATTGCGCCCACAGTTAGCCACCGGCAACCCCGATGAGCGTGGCCGCGCCTCGGCCCATTCCTCTACTTCGCGCACCAGCCAGCCGACTCGCTTTGTGCTGATTTGCCGTGATGCCGGGAACTCTCCGCGCTGAACCATGCGCTCCAGTGTGTCAACTGAGAGACAGACGAATTCTGCAATGGCGGGCTTGTCTAAAAATGCTGGTTTGATCATGCCGCCACCTCTTTGACAAAAACACCCTCTGCCGTCAGATACCCGCGCCTGTACTTGATCTGGTCATAAGCACCCGCTAAGCACTCCGTCAGATCAATGTCAAGCGTTGCGCACACCATCAGAAGCGTGACAACGATGTCGCCTACAGCATCTTTAATCTCGGGCATGTCGTTGCGGTTGATCGCGTCAAGCAACTCAGTCACTTCTTCCAGCGTCTTGATGGCTTGGCCCAGCGGCTTGCCGTGCTGAACGATGCCACGATCCATGCCCCACTGCAAAACCTTCATTTCGTGTTTGCTGTAACTCATTTGCCAGCCTCCACCATCAAATCAGCCAGCGCAAAAGCACGCCGCACAATCTCTTTCGATTCGCTTGAATCAGGCCACTGCCCACCCAGCAGCCCTTGGAGTGCTTTGGCTGCAAAGTAAGTACGCAGGGTCATGCCCTGGGCTTCCGTGTATGTCGTTGGGTCGCATGGAAACGCTGGACCGCCTGTTTCAATCTTTCTCATTTGCTATCCTTTTTGAACTTTGGTAACGGGTGCCAATGTGTGAAATATTTGTCGCTCGGGTGGTATGTGCTGATCTGAGCAATGCCGTACTTGACACTGATAAGCAGCAGCTTGACGCCTCGTGGGGTGTTTGCGTCAATCGGCATCCACTCGGCATCGAGGCTTACAGATGCCGTGCGGTCGGCGTTTAGTTTGTGCTTCATGGCTTGCGTCCAATCACGGCAATGGCAACTGCCTTGGCTGCTGTGTCGGCTGTGTACCGCACCCAGCCCCGTGCCTTGCCGTCGATCTTGTCGTAATGCCAGCGCAGACACTCCCAACTATCATTAATTGGACGGCCCAGCTTCTCGGCTGCTGCGTAGTTGCCCTTGCTTACTCCGCTGTGAAATAGGCTGTAACGCTCTGCAATGGGCCAGATCACAGAAGTAAGTCGGTAATCAAACAGCTTGATACCCGGGCCATTGAAAATAACAGGCAAGCCGATATAGCTTTGACCCTCGTATTCAATGACCTGATCAGATCGCCACCCTATAGCCAGCGCCAAGGCTTTGTTTATTTCGATGTCTGTCATACCATCAACCCTGACCACATACCGCAATCTGGGCGCACTGATGGGCGCACGGCTACAGGCTTAGCCCTCGCTTGCCTCTCAAGTATTCGCTTGCCGCGTGGTGTGTCGATAGCGTCAGGCGCATTACCCAGCGCAAATAACGCCCTATTGCGTCCGGGGCCACCCTTTGCCAGCGGTATCCAATTGATGATAAAAACTTCTTTACGTTCGCGTAGTGTTTTGAGCTGCGCACTGATTGACGATGGCCCAAGGTCGATGCGTGCGCCGATCTGCTCAGCCGTCATTGGGCCGTGTCGCGTCAGCACTTCGCGGATTGATTGCATACTCATGGCTTTGCTCCTTGTGCTGAACAATGTCCAGCAGGTTTTATGCACAAGTGGTAATCAATGACACCAAGAGTGCCAAAAACAAATAGTGTCAAATGGAAAAAACCGATGACTGCACACAGCGTCTTCATGGCTTGTCTCCTTGTGCTGCTGCCAGCATGTCGGCGGCTGCATTCGCTTTTTGCTTGATGTGGTGCGCAGGCTGTAGTGTCGTGGTGATTTCTCGCAGGAAGGCAACCAACTCCGCACTCTCACCCGTGGCTGGTGGGGCTGGGTGGGTGCTGCTATGCACATTCAAAGGAGTCTGATCTGCTCGACGCTGAAACACATGAACCCTGACCTCATTTCCCAACCATTCAATTTCATTAAATAGTTCAGGCAGCTTAGGCTCCACCGCCTGCGCTTGCTCGTTTGCAAGGGCTTTGCGCAATTCTTGGATGCTGTTGTCTGGAATCCATCCGTCATCATCCCATTGCAAAAGTGCATTTTTTACTGCTTTTTGTAGTGTTGTCATATTTCCCCCCGTAGTTGTGATGGCGACAATAAAACTTCGGCGGGTACGCCAATTGCAAATGCACGCTTTACAGACTTGATGGGCAAGTCCCTCAATCCGTGTATAACTTCGCTGTAATGCGACTGCGATAAGTTAATCACCATTCCAAATTCCTTTGCTGAAAGCCCGTATTGATCGCGCCTAAACTCCAGTGCATCGGGGAGACTTACGTGATGCGCTTTGCCGCAAGCCTCTGTCATCAGGCGGGCAATCAGCACTGGCTTTGCTTCGCGCTGGTTTAGCTTTTCTAGTGGGGTCATTTCAATGCTCCGATTACAGCCGCTGCTAAATTTGCCCGGTCTTGCAGTGCTCCGCCAAGACATTTAACACAATCTTTGTGATTTGCAGATAGTCGCTGATTTGCAGCTTGCACAGCTTCAATGCTGCCGGCTTGAATGTCGATCTGTAGCCGCAATTCGTCACGTTCTTTTGTGAGCGCCTCTATTTTGAGTAGCTGCAACATCACGCCGCAGCGCAATTGCTCGATTCCAAGCTGCTCCAAATTGTCGCGGGCTTTGGTGATTCCGTGCTCTGTCATGCTGGTACTCCCATTGCTTTGTTTACAGCGCTTCTAGCCACCTCTGGCCGTAGTCGCGGGTACTCTTCTTTAATCGTGTTGACCGCTGAAACCATCGTCAGTAAATACGACTTATCCCATGTGCCGCGCTCTACCGCTTTATCCATCAGATCAACAGCAGATCGCAGCGTCGCCGCATTGCTGCCTGTCTTGAGTGCGATAGCTACCGTGCTTGCCAGCGCCCGCAAAGTAGTAAAGCCATCAAAAACAGGCTCGCCATCTTCAAGCAAGTGCAGCCATATTGAATAGTCGCGCATTGCTTTTTCTAGTGGCGACTCGACGAATGGGTTTGTGTATTGCTTTCTCATGGCAAGTCCCGGTAAGTTCCCAGCCTGTTAATCGCTCGGTAGGCGGTCATAAGGCTCACGCCCGTCACATAGGCGATTGAGTGGTATGTCTTGCCCTGGCGTCTGAGTGCGTCCAGTGTTGGCAAGATGGCAGGCGTAAAGCGCGTCAGGCCGTGCGGCTTGCCACTGTGGTAGTTAGTCATATCTATAGGCGTAAAAAAGCCGCATGGTTAGCGGCTCTGGGTTATCGGATTGGCACATGCCGCGGCTCGGGCTTGTATCGTTTTGCTTTCATCGGCCCTGCAATCAGCCTGTGTGGCACGGCTTGCGGCTGTCTTGGTGATGACGCACCCAATGCCCGCACCATTGCTTTTTGCGGCTCACTGAGCGTGTCGGATGGCTTGCTAAAGCGTGTCACTTGATCACCAGCCTCTGTCCTTGTGTGAGCCTTGCGCCTGGTACGTCTTTGCCAGCCTTCAAGGCCAGCTTAATCAGCGTCTTGTCTGGTGCGCTTGTGGCCGGTATCTCACGCATGTAATCGGCTGGCACTTGCAAGCTGTCAAACACATCAACGCTGGCCGGGTTAGTTGCAATGCTGAGTGCAAAGTAGGGCGACTCAATGCGCTCTATGTTGGTGGCTAGCATCGTCGTAAACACGCGCAGATCAAGCGCATCGGCCCGCGCCTCCATTGCCTTACGTCGCGTTGCCATTTGCGTCTCAGCCTCTTTAATGGCGTTTGCGGTGGCTCTAAGGTTTCGGGCAACCATGATGGTGTTTGTAGCCTTAACCTCTAAGTCGCCGGACATTGATTCGAGGGTGTCGGCTAGCGTCTGCTCGTCAAGATCAAGATCAGCTAGCTTGGCGGCGTCGTGTTGGTACTGTGCGGAAAGTTGGTATAGGTTCATGATTAAAAAGGCACATCAGAATCCATGTCATCAAACCCGCTAGGCGCTGGCTTCTGAGCCTGTCGCTGCGGCGCTTGCTGTGGTGTCGCATCACGCTTGCCACCCTGCAAAGCAATGTCTTGCACACGCACATCCATGCTCTTACGCTTGCTGCCTTCTTTGTCCGTCCACTCACGCTCTGTAACGCTGCCGGAAACTGTTACCGCGCTGCCTTTCAGTAGGTACTGGCTGAGCGATTCAGCACGCTTGCCAAACAGTGAGCAACGCCAAAATATCGCGCCCTTATCTTTTCCCATGTTGTCAGCTACCGAGAATGTTGCGACTGCATCGCCATTTGGGAGGTATTTAATTTCTGACTCTTGGCTAATGTTGCCAGCTATCGTGAGATTGTTCATGCTTTTGCTTTCTTTGATTCGAGGGCTTTGATAACGTGAGGCACTTCTGATGCCGCGATTTGTCCGAAGGCTGTAATTGTTCGGCCTGATAACTTTGATAGCCATGTAAAAAGCGCTGGCAGATCGGCGTTAACTTCTTCTGCAAAAACTGTCATTTGCATGATTTCTTTTTGCCCGCAAAGTATCAGCTTAGCTGGCTCTTGCTTCTTAGCTGCTGCGTTTCCATCATCATCCTCAGGGGCTATGCCGCACGCTGTAATCAGGCTATAGCGGCGGGCGTATGTGAGTGCTGAGCCGTAGCCCTGCGCGTCTTGCTTGCTGGCCGGCACATGCAATTTGCCGCAGCGTATCGCCTCGCCAGATTCATGCAAAAACACGGTTTCAATCGTCACGCCTGCGCTGTCATCAAATGTCTCTTGAATCAAGGCAATGCCGTTATTCAAAAGAGCATCCTCTACAGCCTCAAGGCACGCGCCCAGGTTGGCATATTTATTTTTAAGGTGTGGGTTCAAGCTCTGTTTCAACGCTGGCCCAAACTCCCGCTTAGCCTTTACAAAGGCACTTGCTATCTGTTTCATATTTAATCTCGTTTTGGCGGGTACTCAACACCCGCTGATTTGCACAATTGCTCGATAAGCTCGTCAACGCCCTTAGCGCCTGCGTCAGTTAGTCGCATGGCTAAGTCGTAGAGCGCACTGCTTGTAATGGTGTTTACGTCTTGCGCCATGCTGCTATCCCTGCTTTGATGCTCACTGATATGCTGTTGCCAGCGCGTCTGTAGACTTGATAAATGCCGATTGCGACTCTCATTTCAAACTCCTGATTTCTTCGGCGGTTGCTTCGCCGTATGTCGGATAATCTGCGGCGCACTTTGCAGCTTCCTCCAACGCATCTGCTCTCCTGTGTAATACGTTATGTGCCAAGCTGGAATGTCGCGTGTTTTCGGCTCGGGAAGGGTGGGCAGGATCATTTCCCACCCCGCGAAAGTTCCTCTACATCAGCATCAATTTCTTCCTTGGTGCGGTAAGCATCGCTACCGTTCGCTATCTCATCAAAGATAGCCACGAGACAGCACAGCACCAGAAAGCCCATGATTGCGGCCACCCATGTTCTGGGACTCATAGCAGCACCACCACAAGCGCAATCAAAGCAGCTACACAGCCCAACATCACAATCACGTCATTCGGATGGTGTGGCTCTGGCATGGGTGAAAGCTGGCGTGTGGTGTATGGGCCGAAAGCCTCGGCCATCGTGCGGGCAAACTTGCCGCTGCTCATGATGCCGCCCTTTCTGTTGCCGTTAGCGTGTGTAGATAAAGAGGCGCAGCCATAGACATAAGCATTGCGCGTGGTTGGTCGTATTTCTTTCCCTGCATTGCGCTTGCAAGATAGTGCCACTGCAACTCACCCATTCCGTAAGTCGATGCGCCGGGTGTTTTGTCTTGCTGAATGAATTGCGCAAGCTCATCAAAAAACTCAGTTTGCTCATCGGAGTTCATGCCCCAAAAAGCAGCAGCCATCATTGTTGGCGTGATCTTCACGCTTACAAGTGCCGTGCTCATGCTCTCGCCTCAAAGCTGTTCGCCAAAACGAGTAGCTTTGCAGCCATATCCCGCGCCTGTTGCGGCGTCATGCTGTGCTGGAATCTCATAGCACCCATGCTTTGCACGATAGCGACAAGCGGGCCAATCTCGGGATGCACATTTGCATTGATCTCGATTGGTGCACCGCCTGCGAAGTTGTTTATCAGTGTTTTCATGCTGAATCCCTTTCGTATATGTACGCATCAATGCGCGAGTCGTCTTTTGTTTCTTCGTAATCAGCCTTGGCAGCGGCTCGGCATTTGTCCTCTAGCTCGGCAAGCTGCTGATCACTCAGTGCATCTCTGATGTCAATGCCTTGCATCATCACGATCAACCCATCAAGGTCGCCATCAGAATCAAAGCTGTAATGGCATGTGACTGATGCGCCACCTTCGCCGGTATTTGTTTCATGTGTTGACATCTTTTTCCTTTGGGCGTAAAAAAACCGCTTGATGCGGCTGGTTGGTTAGTCTCCGCAGAAGCAGGAGATCGTTTCTTCGTTCGGGTCAAACATATCTACCTGGCTTTTTGCAAACTCAAGCATGGATGCATAGCTGGGCCGGTCAGTGCGAAAGTGCGCCCCGCTTGGCTTGCTTGCCAGTGCCAGTGCCTCAATCTTTACCCACCAAATTGCACGTTCTGGCTTTTCTGCAATGAGGCTCAGTATTTGAGCCCCCCCTTTGAGGAAACAAAGATCGCAGTTGCCGTGCATCGTCACGCCGTTGTTGTTTGGTAGGCCCAGATCAAAAGGCTGCGCTCGCCAGAAGGCTCCAACATCCTCTTTTGTGATACCAACCCGTCCCAGTGGCGCACACTTTGTTTCATGCTTGCCGTAGTCTTGATTTCCAATCTTTGCCAACCGGCGCTGCTCGTCAGACCTGATGCCCAGCATCGAATCCCACTCTGTCCAGCCGATTGATTTCAGGTAGCGGTGTATCGTCCTGACCTTCAGTTCAACTGTGCAAAACCGGGCTACTGGGTTGGGTACATAACCACGCTTTCTTATCAGAGCCTCAAACGGCTCACCGTCCCGGCTGGCTGTATCGAAAGTCACCTCTTTAAACTTTGGCTCGTCATCCGTGTAAGCAAGGTACTCAAGCCACACAATCGGCACATTCCAATTGATGCCGCAGTCTCGGACAAACTCCAGCGTTTCCTCGCACTCTTTGCCGGTATTTGCAAAGCACACGATTGCATCATCTGTCAGCTTTCCGTCATTGGCTTCTAGAACACGGTGCAGCATGTATGCGCTGGTGCGGCCACCACTGAAACTTATGCAGGTCGGGCCGTCTATCAAAAATGGATCACGCATAATTTCCAGTCGTAAAAAAAGCACCGAAGTGCGTATTGAATTGACAAGCAAGCAGATCGCATGAAGCAGCGTGTTTACTTTTGAAAGACTGCCCACTTGTGGGTGGAGTTGTGACGCCGGGGCTAATCCGGCATCCTGCTTGTTTGTCGAAATGGTGGGGTAGGTTGCTCACCGGCCATCTATTGCTTACCGTCGCGCACGGCTTGCTCACTGGACTAGGTGCCTACCCCTTATTTGATAAGCGGGCTTTTTGCTTCGGGCTACCTTCCGGCGTTACCTTGCTGGTCGGCACCAAACCCGCTTATCAAATGCCCTGCCTCTAAGGGCTTGTTTTTAATCGCCGTAGCCGGAGCCGGAGCCGGAGCCGTAGCCGGAACCGGAACCGGAGCCGTAGCCGTCGCCGTAGCCGTCGCCGTAGCCGGAACCGGAACCGGAACCGGAACCGGAACCGGAACCGGAACCGGAACCGGAGCCGTAGCCGGAGCCGGAGCCGGAACCGGAACCGGAGCCGGAGCCGGAGCCGTAGCCGTAGCCGGAGCCGTAGCCGTAGCCGTAGCCGTCGCCGTCGCCGTAGCCGTAGCCGTAGCCGTAGCCGGAGCCGTCGCCGTCGCCGGAGCCGTAGCCGTCAGTAAATTCTTTACTTGAAGCCATCAATCGACTCTCGCGCCTTTGCGCTGCATGGGATCAACTCGCAGACCCCCGTAAGTGCAATTTCAGGGTTCAGCGTGTCAACTTGCCCTTCTGATTTAAGCCCGTTTTGAGCTACTCCAGACAATGCAACTCCGTCCTTTGCTTTCCAACTCCACAGCCGGCGCGAATCTTTCAAAATCACGTTTTCTCCATCCGCGCTAACCACCTCCCCCGCATGCACCCCGGCGCTGTAGCAGCGTGCAATAACATACTTTCCGCAAAAAGGGTGATGCTTGGATTCGGCTTGCACTGTGCTAAACATGGCCGCGATTTTCTTTAGATCGCCATAAGTCATTTCGTCAATATTCACACTTCTCTCCTTGGGTAAAACTTATTGATGCGCCCGCTTGGACGCATGGGTAAATTCTTTCTCTCAGTCGGGCACCTCATGATTGCCCTTGCTCTTTGCTGTTGTTGGTTTTCAGTAGCCACCTCAACCGCGCTCAAGTGGCGGCGTACTTGCCCTGCTAAACATTGCTGTCGCTATGGGCGTTGTGTTGTTAATGAGCCGGTGACTGAAGGACGATGCTTTCAACCGGTGCTTTGCGATTTGTCATCGTTTGGCATGGGTTGAAGTGTAGCAAACAAATTTGCGTTTTAGCAAATTAAATGCAATTAATTTTGCAGCAGTTGAAAAACGTTCAGACGAAAAAAAGCCGGTGTTGCAAACCGGCCACAAGCATCCCCCGAAAGTGGGATATTCAAACGGGGGTGGAACTGATAGATTTGAGCGGTGCTTATTAGGCTTGTTTTTGCTGGACAAATGGCGCATCCATCATGGCTCTAATGGCCGCAGCGGTCTTTGCATGGCGCTCAGGTGATTCAGCCAGCCTATCTATAAGGCGCATGGCGTCAATCCTGTCAGACGGGTCAAGCTCAGACAGATGAATGCTCAGGCTTTTCAGCGTCGCCTCCAATGAAGCGGGCAGCGGGTCGTCATCCCTGATGGCGACATCCAAGCATGTGCCCGCCATCAAATCGCCCGCAGTGCAACCCATAACGCGGGCCAGCCCATCTATGTAGTGCGGCATTCGTCCAGGGTTTGACTCAAGACCCGCTATGTCCTGGCGATTGCACCCAACTTCTTTCGCCATGCGTGTGGCTGACCAATTTTTAGAGAGCCGGAAAGCCTGAGCTTGCTCTGAGATTGTTTTTTTCATATGCAAAACATTTTGCGCCTAGTCATTGCATGATTGTTTGCTATAGAATGCAAACTTATTTGCGAACTATCAACAAAATGAACAAAACCGGAATCGAAAAAGCCTTATCCATGTTTGACGGGAATCAAACGAAGTTAGCAACGGCTATCGGGGGTGACGTGGTGCGTCAGAACGTTGCCCACTGGCTCAAGGCTGGAAGGGTGCCTGCTGATCAAGCCCCTGATGTTGAAAAGGCCACAGGCATCAAATGCGAAGAGCTTTGTCCTGGTGTTAGCTGGGAAGTGTTACGCCGCAAGCCCAAGGCGACCGCATGAAGCCAGTCAAGCAACCACTCACCAGCCTGACGCCAGCCCAACGCGCTGCACTCATCCTCAATCCAAAGCGCAACTACGTCCACAACTTCACCACGGCACCAGTGCCATCAAAACCGATTCCTGTCGCGTCCTCACGGTTTGCGACGGCATGAGCGTGTGGGCGGCTCTGATAGCCCACAACAAAAAACCCGCTACAGCGCGAACTGTGCGGGTCTCTCTAACCATTGAACCTACCAAGGAAAAAATGATTCACGCAATGTTACCACTAGCACGGGGGAATGACCCGTTAACCAGCTTTCAGGCGGCAGACAGCGCCAAGGCTTTCATTCGCACGCATGAGCGCGAGATTGTTAACGCACTCAAGGCACTAGGCGCAATGGGAGTCGATGAAATAGCCGCATCAATAGCTCTTGAGCCTCACGCTGTTGGCAAGCGCATGAAGGCTTTGCATGAGCGTGGCGAGGTAGCTTTGACCGGGCGCACCGTCAAAAGCGACTCAGGCCGCAATCAGCGCGAATGGATGGATGTCTGATGCAGCACTCTTTTGACATTGATCATGCTGGTAAATATGGGCTTCAAGAATCCATATTGATCAGCAACTTTGAATATTGGATTGCAAAGAACGCAGCCAATAAGCGCCATCAATACGATGGCCGGACATGGACGTACAACAGCGTTAAAGCCTTCGCTGAGTTGTTCCCATACCTTACCGCCAACTCTATCCGCCGGACGATTGAGAGCCTTGTAACCAAGGGCGTTTTGGTCACTGGAAACTACAACGAAAGCAGCTACGACCGCACCACATGGTTTGCGTTTTCAGACACGTTTAAACCACAAATGCATTTGGCAAAAAACACAAATGGAAGTGGCAAATTTGCCAAAACACTAACTAATACAAATATAAACACAGATACAGCGGAACCAGTCGGCTTCGCCTCGTTTTGGTCAACATATCCAAAGAAGATAGCCAAGCCAGCAGCAATTGCAAAGTTCAAAGCTGCAAAGCTGAAAGCAGGAGAGATTGATTCCATCCTGACAGACATTGAAACCCGCAAGCACTCTGATGACTGGACAAAGGAAAACGGCAAGTACATCCCAAACCCGGCGACATACCTCAATCAGCGCCGATGGGAAGATGGCGAGACAGCGCATACCGGCCACAAGAAGGTAAATGGCATATTGGCAGGCGCGATATGAGGGGCCACGAAAACATCATCAAAGCCCGCATGGCTGGCAAGAAGCCGCCATTCATCTTTTTGAATGACTACCCCTGCCAAACAGACTGGTTTGAGTTTGGCGAACATGCCACCGTCTGCACTCACGGCGACTCAATCCAAAGCCTCGATATGCGTTTTGTTGTTGGTGCTGCGGTGTCTGTATCAGCTACGCAAGAAAACCGCGCCAAGGCACTGTCAAACGCCTGCAAGCAGTACGGGGCGCATGTAGTAGCCGCGTGTCATGTGGTTTCTGGCATTCACCCGCAAAACCAAATGGGTTGGACAGAGATTTGGAGGGCTCCGTAATGGCTGAGTTCTTGGACGACATGATCGACTTCGCCGCCTACCTGAAAGACACGGATGCCAAAACGCACGTCAAGCCCATCAGTGACTTTGTGCAAGATGCAAAGGACAGGCTACGCAGCCGCGCCAAAACGAAGCGCACGTTTTTGCCCTGGACAAAGTGCAACGACTCGTTTGAGTTCCGGCCCGGTGAGGTGACGGTATGGGCTGGACAGAACGGGCACGGGAAAACAGACGTAACGACAGAGGTTGCCATTTCCATCATTGGGCAAGACGAAAAGGTGTGTGTTGCCAGCTTTGAAATGAAGCCGGTGACAACGGTAGGGCGCATGGTCCGCATGTATGCGGGGCTTAACCCTTTCTCGCCAGAGTTCCAGCAAGAAGACGGTATTGCTTCTCTGGATGCGCTTTACGACGAATTTAGCGAATGGTCAAACGGGCGCATGTGGCTGTATGACCAGACCGGCACTGCAAAGCCTGACACAGTTCTAGGCATGGTGAAGTATTGCGCTCAGGAGCTAGGTATCACGCACGTTTTCATTGATTCGCTCATGAAGTGTGTGAAGGCTGAAGATGATTTCAACGGTCAAAAAGACTTTGTTGACCAGCTTTGCGCAATGGCCCGCGACTTGAGCATTCACGTTCACCTAGTCCACCACCTGCGCAAACCAGCCAAAGAGTCTGAGCTACCCGATAAACACGACACAAAGGGAAGCGGCTCAATCACTGACCAAGTGGATAACCTGTTCATGGTTTGGAGAAACAAGCCAAAAGAGGATGACCGAAAAGCCAGCGGCTCCAACGGCAAGAAGCAAAACGAGCCTGATTGCTACCTACTGTGTAGAAAGCAGCGCAACTATGAAGGCTCAGAGGATGGTGAGCCAACTATCTCGCTCTGGAGACACCGCGACGCAGGCCAGTTCATCAGTGAAGCAGATGGAAGCCCCTTGTTTTTCAACAATTACCCGCATTACCCAACATGATGAATGACCTACGAAACACAACTAGCTCACCTAGTCAAGCTGGCCCGCGTACCCGGCTGGAAGGCTCACGCATGGCACAGAGCCCAACAGCTCGACAAATGCCCATCGGGGCTATGGCTAGGAATAGCGGCGGCACTGACTGCGGAAATGCGCCAGATCGCATCTACGGATGGCTTGACACGCAAATGAGCATTGCTCGTTATTCGGGTGGATTGACTTACATGGGCCATAGCTACTACGTCAACCCAAAAGAAGCCGGATCTCCGCTGGTGCGCTCTGACGTGCTGGCCCGTGAAGCCAAAGAAGCCAAGGCAGCGGTAAAGGCTGCGCATTGGGAGCGTGTTGCTAAGGCTGGCATTCAGGGTGCTTTGCTATGAGCATCCCATTCAAACCCGCCCGCTGCCCACACTGCAAAAAGAAGATGGACTCCGGCCAGCGCATACACCCCGCCTGCATTGAAGGCTTTTCGCAGGCCAAAGAAGCTAAGTCCATCCGAGCGCATGCAAAGCGTGTGTTGATGGCTGCGAAGGTGGACAAGGCTCTGACACGGCAGAAGCGGGAATCGCTCAAGAGCAAAGCGCACCACGCAAAAGACGCTCAGACTGCTGTGAACAAATATGTGCGCCTACGTGATGCGCATCTTGGGTGCGTCAGTTGCGACAAGCCCGCGTCATGGGATGGGCAGTGGCACGCGTCCCACTTTCGCAGCGTCGGGGCGGCTACTTCTGTTCGCTTCCATCTTTGGAATATTCACAAAAGTTGCTCAGTTTGTAACAGCTGGAAAAGCGGCAACCTGAGCGAGTACGAGCCACGGCTACGCGAAAAGATCGGGCCTGAAAAGGTGGATTGGCTAAGGACTCAAAACCATCTTTCAGCGTATTCCGGTGAGTACCTGAAGCGACTCAAGGCAATTTTCACCAAACGAGCAAAACGATTCAAGGAGATGACATGACGACACTAGACGCAGCAGGCGGCTTTGTACGCTCAAAGCACAGCCATTACTTCAAAGAGGTTGGGCATCTTGGCTATGTTGACGTTTACCGGGTGCTGCAACTGTTCGCAGTGACTGACCCATGCTTACAGCACGCAATCAAGAAACTGTTAGTAGCTGGTGGGCGCGGTGCAGGCAAAAGTATTGAAAAGGATGTGCGTGAGGCCGTAGACACGTTGAACAGGTGGCTGCAAATGCGGGCAGAGGATTGCAACCGGGACGACTTGAAATGAGCCAAAAGCTAACCGTCCAATGTTGGGAGCCTGTCCAGGCGCACAAAGCTATGACAGCGCAAATCTGGCCCATGCTCAAGTCTATGTTGATGGCAGGGCATCGCATGGTGCTGGAGTTGAAGCCAGTCACACGCAGCCTAGAGCAGAACGCAAAGATGTGGGCGTGCCTGACAGACATCAGTAAACAGGTGAACTGGTACGGAAACACGCTATCACCCGATGACTGGAAACACGTTCTAAGCGCGTCCTTACGCAAACAGCGTGCAGTACCTGGGATAGATGGTGGTTTTGTCGTGGTGGGGCTGCAAACAAGCCAAATGACGATTGCAGAGATGAGTGAAATGATTGAACTGGCTCACGCCTTCGGGGCAGATAAGGGGGTGCTTTTCCATGATTGATCTGAACTATGTTCACCCACGGCACGATGAGATTGATAGGCGGCTTTGCGAATGGCGCAGATATGTTCAGGTGAATCCTCAAGGATGGAGTGTGCAACCCATGTGGCGCTTTTACCGCGCACCGAAGCAATGGGAGTCTGACTTACAGATCAGGATCGAGATTAACACCCTAGATGCCCATGAAATTGAGCGAGCCGTTAGTTTTTTGCCAGCAGCCCATCGCACGGCTATCCGCTTTTTCTACGTCTTCCCTCACATACCAGTTGGCAAGGTGCAGCGTGAGCTAGGGGCTACGCGGGAGGCGCTGGCAGGGCTGATTCATGATGGCCGAACTATGTTGGTAAACCGACTGAGGGAGCGATTGATTGAAAAATAATTGTTGATTTTGTTGGTGTGGGCTAGTTATCGTATATACTAGAGGCACACCAACAGAAAGCAACAAATGACAACAGCACAAACCAAAATCGAATCGGCAATCAAGGCTACAGGCGCTTTTGATTGCATCGCTACCGCTTATGACGTAGTGGCTAAGTTCAACAAGCGTCAAGACGCTGAAGACTGCGCCAAGATGATGATGGATTCACGCGCATTCAACCGCGTGTCGTGCGAGGCTGATTTGTTCAATAAGTGCAAATTTATTGTTTCAGCCGGTTTCTAATAAACAGCCCTTCGGGGCTTCACTGGAGTGTTTATGTATCAAGCTCAACCGACGGTCTCGACCATGTACAAGATAAGCAAGACACGGGAGGTTTACCGGGATTGCAACGATGTGCAGCAAGCAATTGACTATCTTGAGGCTCTTATCGCAGCCGATCAGCCTGTGGTTAACGCCTTTGATTGGGTGCTAGCGCCTCATTACAGGGGTTACGCAAATCTTGGCACCGGCATGTATGTGATTAATTGCACTGATGCGCCCGCAGCGCCAGAGCTTGTAATCAGCATTGCATCAGAGGAAGATAAGAAAGGCGACCGAGAAATTGGAGAGGAAAGATTTAAGGATGCCCATGTTATCCAGCCTGAAGACATGGCAGTGAGGATTGCGTTTCAATCAGTTGCAGCTCTTGACGCGCTTGAGTCTGGGTTGTTGACGTTAAGAAAAGAGCATTTCCCGGAGACTGTCCAGCAGCAAGTGAAAGACGCCGAGCGTGATTACAAAGACATGCGCCGTATGCAAGAAAAGTTTATTAAAGCAGATCAAGAGCTAAGAGAGATTCGAGTGATCAAGCGACTAACTGATGAGTCAAAGATTGAAATCATCCATAAATGGGCTGAATCAAAAGGAATGCGTGAGCAAGACTTGATTGGTCTATGTGATGCAATAGAGGTGAAGATAGTCGGATGTAACCAAGGAACATGCACATCCAATTGCTCGGTTTGTAAATATGCTTCCATACGCCAATATGATGGATGGTGCTACATGTTTAAAACTGAGCCTGATGGTGTATGCGGTCAATTTGTTAACTCATGTAAGGAGTTCAGGTGCGAGACATGCAGCGGAAAAGGCTCAATTGATGAGAGACTTGGAGGGGAGTGGAATAGCAACCCAAAGGCACAATGCCCAGATTGTGATGGCGACGGAGTTTTGGGCTACAAATGATGGAGCAACAAATTTTTTCAGACCTAATTAGGCACATGCTGATCGGTGCTCCTGCCTTCATTGGCTTGAGTGCATGGCTTAAACCACCGTGGTATGGGTCTCTAGCAATGGCATCAGTTCTGCACGCAGTAGTAAGGGCGGGCTACCCATGACAGAACCAAAGCGGCCAGCGCACCGCCCAACAAGCGACAACCCGGCCACGCTGCTAATCACAATCAAGGCCACGCCAGAGCAGAAGGCGAAGTTCTTGGAGCTTGGTGGCTCTAGGTGGGTTAAGAGGCTGATCAATGAAGCAATACAGCAAGTCGAAGAGGTGAAGTAATGGACAAAGAGCTATTGGAGATGGCGGCTAAGGCGGCGGGGATGAAGGTAACAAGTTACCCGGATGGAGTTTGGCGAAACACTACTGGTTTTCATCCATTAATGAATGTTTACGCAGCGCCAAAGTGGAATCCACTCACTGATGACGGTGACGCGCTTCGGTTGGCTGTGAAACTTCAGCTTGAAATTGATATTTGTTTGACTGGTGTTTCCGGGAAAACTCCGACTGGAGTAAAAGCATTGGTAGATTCAAGGGAAGAATCTGATGCATATGCAGCCACACGACGCGCAATCGTTCGCGCTGCTGCTGAGATAGGCAGAGCAAAGTGATGAAAATAAATGTAGACAGCATGGGGAAATGTGGTAATAATCCCACGCATACGAATTAATCGTTGGTTCTGTCTGCTTGCGCAGGCTGAGCCGACAACAGAACACAGCCCGCAGGTTTACGCCTAGCGGGTTTTTTTGCGTCTTGTGACTATGGCCTAACTGATCCGGCCATGTGCCAACTCTCCATAGCTCACAGACACCACACAGGGCAACCCCAGCCCACTCTACCGAAAGCTGCACCGGCATGGGGTCGCAGCGTCACAGCAAGCCCAGCCGTTCGGCAAGTCTGATGGGCTCTTACCAACTTGGAGCGGGCCTTATCCCGTGCGCCTGAGAGGGCATGATGACAACAGCACAGAAAAGCAAAGTTAAAGCAAAGCCTCGGGGCAAGCCAATCGCCAAGGGGCAGGTACTTAATCCCGGTGGACGCCCAAAGAAAACGGTTGAAGAGCTTGATTTGATTGCAGCGTGCAAGGCAAAGACGCCTGACGCCTTGGCGACGATCACCGACATCATGACCAATGGCGAGAAAGAGCAAACCCGTTTGTCTGCTGCGCTTGCCATCATTGAGCGGGCGTATGGAAAGCCTGTTCAGCCGGTGGACGCTTCAATCAGCGGCACTGTGATAAGCCGCATTGAGCGCGTTATCGTTGATCCGAAGAAGTGAGCACGCTACAGATACAGACGCCTAGGGTCTATATGCCGCTGTTGGCAGGCGCCCGCTACTTGGGCGCTTATGGCGGTCGAGGCTCTGGCAAGTCGCATAACTTCGCTGAGATGCTGATAGAGCAATCCATCATCCAGCGCACTGACGCGGTTTGCTTGCGGGAGATTCAGAAGAGCTTGAAATTCTCGGTCAAGAAGTTGCTTGAAAACAAGATCAGCAGCATGAATGCCGGGGCTTACTTCGAAGTTCAGAATGAACAGATCAAAAGCACGAATGGCGGCGTGATCATCTTTCAGGGTATGCAAGACCACACCAGCGACTCGATTAAGTCACTTGAGGGTTTCAAAATCGCGTGGTTTGAAGAGGCTCAAACGGCATCACAGCGCAGTCTTGATTTGTTGCGGCCTACGATCCGCGCACCAGGTTCACAGCTTTGGTTTAGTTGGAATCCTCGCTTCGCAACAGACCCGATTGATCAGCTACTCAGAGGCCCGACACCACCACCTAACGCGATTGTGGTTGAAGCTAACTATGCTGATAACCCATGGCTACCAGTCGAATTGCTGGAAGAAATGGAGTACGACAAGCGGCGTGACCCTGACAAGTACGCGCATATCTGGCTGGGCAAGTACCAGAGCAACACAAGCAGCAGAGTTTTCAAGAACTGGACGATTGAAGAATTCGAGGTTGATCAGACTGCCGTGATTCGCCAGGGCGCGGATTGGGGCTTTAGTGTTGATCCCACGGTACTGGTCCAGGCCTACATCGTGGGCAGGAGGCTTTACATCCCGTATGAGGCCTACCGGGTAGGCTGTGAGATTGTGGACACGCCAGCGCTGTTTATGAGCCTGCCTGACGCTGAAAAATGGCCCATGGTCGCTGACTCAGCGCGGCCAGAGACGATAAGCCACCTGCGCAAGAATGGATTCCCCAAGATCACCAGTGCGGTGAAGGGGCCGAAGTCGGTAGAAGAAGGCGTGGGGTTCTTGCAGGGCTTTGACATTGTGGTTCATCCTCGCTGTGTGCACACTATTGATGAACTCACGCTCTACAGCTACAAGACCGATCCGCTTGACGAGTCCAAGATTTTGCCCGTGCTGGCTGACAAAGATAATCATGTGATGGACGCGCTCAGATACGCAATGGAAGGCGCTAGACGCGCAGCCGGTACACGCAAACGCGTAACTTTACAAACAATTCCAAGCAGCGAAAGCTGGATGAGCTAATGACCAAAGATGACGTATTAACTACCGCGAAAGAACGGTTTGCGCTTGCGCTTGATCGCAGCTCGCACAACCGCGAAAAGATGCGGGAGGATGTGCGCTTTGCAGCAGCTACCCCGGATGACCCGTGGCAATGGGAGAAGCAAGACCAGACGGCTCGCAAGGGTCGGCCCATGCTCACGATCAATAAGATGCCGCAGCACATTCGGCAGGTCACGAATGACATTCGCCAGAATCGTCCAAGCATTCGCTTTCGCCCTGCTGATGACAAGGCAGACCCGGAAGTGGCAGACATTCTTATGGGGCTGGTGCGTCATATAGAGGCCAACAGTGATGCGGATATTGCCTATGACACAGCATCAGAGCATCAGGTGGTTCATGGGCTGGGTTATATCCGTGTGCTGGCTGACTACATCCGCGAAGACTCGTTTGATCAAGACATCTTTATTGGTCGCGTGGCGGACCCGTTCAGGGTCTACGATGACCCGGATGTCAAAGACCCAGCAGGCGCGGATCGCAAATGGCTGTTCATTGAAGAAACGCTGAAAGAAGCCGACTTCAAAGCGCAATACCCTGACGCTGAGGTGATTGATTGGAACTATGCCAAGGACAACGGCTGGTTTACAGGTGACAAAGAAGTTCGCGTTGTTGAATACTTTGAGGTTGTGGAAAAGCCAGCCACCCTGTTGCAATGGGCGAGCGGCGAGACATCATTCAAAGGTGAGCCATTGCCCGAAGGTGTATTTGAGGGCGAGATGCCTATCAAGACCCGGCGAACAAACAAATGCGTGGTGATGTGGCGCAAGCTAAATGGGCAGGAAGTGCTAGAGGAAAAAGAATTTCCATCTAAGCATATTCCGTTTGCTCGCGTGATCGGCAATGAGTGGGAAGTGGACGGCAAGACTTATCTATTTGGCCTTGTGCGCCCAGCCAAAGACAGCCAGCGTATGTATAACGTGGCGCAGTCAGCCATTGTGGAACGTGTGTTACAGGCTCCTAAATCGCCATGGGCTGCACCAGCAGAAGCCATTGAAGGCTATGAGAAGATTTGGCAGACGGCCAACACCGAGAACCATTCTTATCTGCCATACAACCACGTTGACGAAGGCGGCAACCCCATCCCAGCACCCACGCGGACATCACCGACACAGGTTGAGGCGGGCTTGTCACAGATCGCCATGGGTGCGGCTGATGACATCAAGAGCGAGACGGGGCAGTATGACGCCAGCCTCGGGCAAAAGAGCAATGAAACATCAGGTCGAGCCATCATGGCCCGCCAGCGTGAAGGCGACACAGCGACATTCCACTACGTTGACAACCTGGCGCGTGCTGTACGTCACATTGGGCGCATTGTGCTGGACATGATTCCTAAAGTGCTGGACACCAAGCGCATCGCTCGCATCATTGGCGAAGATGACGAACAGCAAAACGCCACGCTGGACCCCTCCAGCCCGCAGGCGCTGACAGAGTACGAGGATGAAGAGGGCGCAATGAAACGCATCTTTAACCCGAACGTGGGGACTTATGACGTTTACACCACCACTGGCCCAAGTTTCACGACGCGCCGAGTGGAAGCGGTTGAAGCCATGACGCAGATGACGCAAGCCAACCCGCAACTGTGGCAGGTCATTGGTGATTTGCTGGTGAAGAATATGGATTGGCCCGGTGCTGATGACATGGCGAAGCGCCTGAAACATACGCTGCTACCGCAAGTGCAGCAAGAGATTGACAAAGAGGGCAGCGGCCAGCCACAAGTCCCACCCCAAGTGCAGCAGGCCATGCAGCAGATGGGCGAGCAAATGGACGCACTCATACAAGAGCTACAAGCCAGCGCGGACAAGATCGAGGAGCTGAGCAATGACCAGGAATGGAAGCTCAAAGAGTTGACCGTGAAGGCGTATCAGGCTGAGACGCAGCGTATCAGCGCTCTTGGCACAGGGATGACATCTGAGCAAGTGCAGGCGCTGGTGATGCAGACATTGCAGGGCGCATTGAGTACGCCAGCACCGGCACAAGGCATTCAGGAAGACATCTACGAGATGGAGCAGGAAGAGGCCACGGAGCCGCAGGAAATGCCGCCTAATCCTATGCAAGAGCAACAACCGACAAGCCCGCCCGATGCGGGTTTTTTTACGCCTGAACAAGGCTAGATCACCGGGCAGTAATGCCCAAAACGCTACCTGTCGCGTCTGACAGGGGTTTACTGCCAAAGGCATGAAAAATGTTTGATGAAGTTCTGGAAACCCCAGTCCCCGGCGAATCTGAGCCGGTCACAAAAACAGAGCTGAACACGCCAGCGGGTACTGCGCCTGATGGATCAGTGGATGAAAAGCAGGTTGAGCCCGCCAAGACTTTCACGCAAGCTGAAGTTGACGCCATGGTTCAAAAACGGCTCTTGAAGGAAGAGCGCCGGGTACATCGCCGGGTTGAGCAACAACTGCGAGAGCAGGCTGAAGCCAAGACCCGAGAGATTGAGCCTCGGCGTGATGAATTCCGGGACGATGAAGCGTATCTCCAAGCCCATATTGAGCATTTGGCCGAGAAGAAAGCAGCGCAAAAAGTAGCAGAGCGTGAACGCGCCCAGCAGCACGACAAGACTCAAGAGGTCTTTTTCGAGCGTGCCGAGGCGGTGAAAGCACGCTATGCAGACTTTGACGCGGTGGTGAGCAATCCAGCATTGCCCATCAATGAAGCTATGGCGGAGTTCATATCGGACTCTGATTCTGGCCCTGACCTAGCTTACTTTCTCGGCAAGAACCCAACCAAAGCAGCAGAGATTGCGCACATGTCGCCCATCAAAGCCGCACGCGAATTGACCCGCATTGAAAGCGAGTTGGCTAGCAAACCGAAAGCAACACTGAGCAAAGCACCTGAGCCTATCAGCCCTGTGGGTGTCCGTGGCAAATCGTCTAGCTCGTCACTCCCCAGTGACAGCGATGACATTGCCACCTGGATGCGCAAAGAGCAAGCCCGCGTGCGTGGCCGGTAAATCCACTGTTTCCATTTTTTTCTGAAAGAATCTCATGCCAAATTCACTATTGACCCCCACGGCCGTTACACGCAAAGCCCTCGCAGTTCTGCATCAAAAACTGAACTTCATCGGCAGCATCAACCGCCAGTACGACGACTCGTTTGCCAAGTCCGGCGCGAAGATCGGTGATTCACTCAAAATCCGTCTGCCCAACCAGTACACGGTGCGAACCGGTGCGACCTTGGCCGCGCAGGACACCACGGAAGCCAGCACGACGCTGCAAGTCGCCACCCAAAAGGGTGTGGACATCAACTTCACCTCGGCTGAACTCACGCTGAGCCTGGATGACTTCAGCACCCGTATTCTTGAGCCTGCTATGTCAGTCTTGGCGGCCACGATGGAAGCGGACGCGCTCAGCATGGCGCTGGACGTTTACAACAGCGTTAACAACGTGGGCTCGGCCATCAGCTTGAACAAGGCTTTGACGGCTCGTAAACTGCTGGTTGACAACTTGGCTCCCGGCAGTGACCGCACGTTGCTGCTGAACACCCAGGACAACCTCGATCTGGTGGACGCCCTGAAAGGCTTGTTCCAGGACAGTACAGAGATTGCCAAGCAGTACCGAGAGGGCATGGTAGGCCGTACAGCGGGATTCGGCACGATCTACGAAAACACACTGCTGAACAACCAATTGACCGGTACAGCAGCAGCGGCTACGTTGTATACCGTCAACGGTGCGGTTACTACGAACGGCACCAGCACTGTGACTGTCGCCACCGGCACGGCTACCTTCAAGAAGGGCGATGTGTTCTCTGTGGCTGGTTGCAACCGCGTGCATCCCGAGACGAAGGCCGATACCGGTGTGGTGCAACAGTTCGTAGTGACTGCGGACTATGCAGGCGGCGCGGGTTCGTTGCAATTCGCTCCAGCCATCTTCACTACGGGCGGTGCTCAGAACGTGGTGGCGGCTGGTATGCCCAACGGCGCGGCATTGACCAAAGTTGGCGGCGCGTCTGCCATCTACAAGCCTTCGTTGGCGTATCACAAGGACGCCTTCACGTTTGCGACTGCTGACTTGATGATGCCCGAAGGCGTGGATTGGTCTGCGCGTGAAGTGTTTGACGGTATCTCGATGCGGATCGTTCGCCAATATGCGATTTCGAGTGACACACTGCCCTGTAGGTTGGATGTACTTTTTGGATACAAGACCCTGCGTGCCCAGCTTGCCGCTCGTATCCTGAGCAACTAAACCCAATCGCTCCCGGTGCGCCGGGGGCTTTTTCCTGAGATTCCTCATGTTCAAAGGGCTCAACGGATTAAGTTGTGGAAACTGAGTTATGACCACTAGCAGCCTCCGTGTGGAATCGACTGTGACAGTTGGGGCACAGATACATCATCTTGGTGCACTCTTTATGGGTGACAGGAAAGATATGGTGAGCCTCAAGCTCAAAACCCTCAAAGACCCCCATACAAGACTCACAGCGGTTTCCAAGTGCCTCAATCAGTGCATCGTGCTCAATCACCCTGGACACCATGGCTGGAGAGCCGGTAACAACCGGAGCAGGCTTTCTGCCGAACAGCAGGCGTGCTCTGAGGACTTCAAAGCTGTAGCCCCTGCCTTGCCTGTTGATGACCTTCGCAACTCCGTTCAAGGCTTCTGTGTAGCCGTTGGTGATGGGGTAGTCAAAGACAGCCAGCATTTCAACTCGCCAGTTGCGGGTGGCGGTAAGCAACGGGGCAAAGCTCTTCTTGCCCTTCTTCATGCTGGCAGGTACAGACTCCCGCCACTCATCAAGCCTCTTGGTCGCATCGGCTTTGGTCTTGGCGTCGTAAATGTCAAAGAACGCTTCTTTAAGGTCGTAAGCAACCTTCACCCCTGGCTCATTGTCCAGCCACATGCCAAGGCTGAAGCGGCCTTTTTCGTCCAGGTTCTTGTATCTGAGCCGCAACAGGGCCTTGCGCCGCATCCAGTCCTTACCGACGGCTTTGTCTTGGTCTTTGGCAAGGGAAATGCGAACGTCATCCATGGCTTTGTTTGCCATCTTGACCAGGTGGAACTTGTCAACGACCACAGGCAAGCCGGGGAACACGGTCTCAGCCGCATTCTTATAAGGTCGCCACATGTCGATTGCCAAGCCTTTGACCGTCCTTCGCTCCCTGAACTGATTCAGCCAGGTCGTGACGGATGCCTTATCCCGGTCGGGCAGCATGTCAATGGGAATGCGGTTTTTGACATCGGTGATGATGCACCGGAGCTTGCCGTCAATCTGTGTTTCATCAATGCCGAGCCATTCTGGCAAGTGGGGCTTGAATGCCAAATTAAGAGCAGCGATGTGTGCGTCAGCAATCATCCTGATGGTTTTGTCATCGCATCCAATGTGCTCGGCAATGCGCACGAAGGTGTCTCGCAGGCATTGGGTCTTTATGTACTCCACGCACCTGGCCGTCATTCGTGTGCCGGGCTGGATGCTACCCAGGGGTTGCAGGAATGTGTCGCCACAGTCCCGGCACTTGTAGCGCTGGACGTTGGCCAGGATGTTGACTAGTGCGCCTCGAATGGGGCTGTCACGGTAGGTTGTAGCCTTGGCTCCATGGCGGTACAGGCGGTCGATAACACCGCACTTCTGGCAGGCTTTGGGCTGGATGGTGTAGTCGGCCTCGATGACGTACTCGGTGCCATCCTGCCTAGTGGCTGTGGCCTTCCAGCCGGGGAGATTGAGGATGTCAGTCACAAGCCTCTACTCCAGCTTGCAGTTAACAAAGCAGTCTCTCCACGCTGGGCCACCTTTATCTCCGTAGTCATATTGTCCGCAGGACGTACACCGGTAGACAGTCTGGCTGCACTCATAGCAAAGGTCTCTTGGGCACGCTCTCCCGCCATCCGTCTCCCACTGGTGAATGCCCTCGTTGCAAGCAGCAGAACCAAATGTTTTGGCTTCCTTAATGAGCTGCTGGATGTTCATTAGCGCTCCTCTATCCCTTCCGATGCGCGGCACTCCAGGAATATGTTGTTCACGTCACTGTGGCGACCAGTGTTCCAAGTCATGGTGATGCATTCACCAAAAATGCTGCCAGATGGATGGTTGAAGCCCGTCTTGAAATCGAGCTTGAGCCGGTCCATTTGGTGCTCCCTTGCCAGAGCTACGACAGCCCGAGCAAATGCTTTGTGGTGTTGTTCAATCGCAGACATTTGATAATCCTTTCCACACGTTATTCCGTTTTTAGATGATACACCTAAATCATGAATTACACACGTTATTCCGTAGAGCCGTTCAAAGAATACCCAAAGTGTCTCTATCTCGGCGGCCTGTCTGATGCTGCGTTTTGCGTAGTGCTGGACGCTACAGAAGAGCAACAGGCACGCACTGAGGGTTATCTGAACATTGGCGAGTCTCAAGAAAAAGCCAAACGCAAAACAAAGGCCAAAGAATGACCACTGCGCTCCAGATCATTGACAGAGCCTATGCGCTACTTGGCTACAAGGCCGCAGGCGAGGCGCTCAGCAGCGACGATGCAGACTATGCATTAGACGCACTGAATGCCATGCTGGACGGATGGAACACGCAAAGCATGTGCATTGTGTCTGCTGATGAAATCGTGGGCACAGTGTCGGGCGTCTCCGCTACTGTTGGCCCGGGCTTGACGTTTGACACGCCTCGCCCAGTCGATGTTCTTACCGGCTCATTTACGCGCAGTGCAGGCATTGACTACCCTGTTAAATGGATTGACCGCGAGACATACGCCAATATCTCACTGAAAACGGTTCAATCTACATTCCCGCAGTACGCTTATTACGATGCCAACATGCCTACGGCAAATGTGTACTTCTACCCAGCGCCTGCTGCCCCGGTGGATTTCCACTTGGCAGTGCAGGTGCAATTGACGGCGTTTGCGGATCTCGCTACCGATTACCCATTGGCGCCGGGCTATCTCAAAGCACTGCAATACTCACTGGCCGAGGAGCTGGCACCGGGCGTCAAAGAGTTGTCGATGATGGTCATCCGCACAGCAGCCAACGCACGGCGGGCCATTCGTCGGAGTAATGTGGTCGTGCCCCAGCTTGATAGCGGCATCATCAATGCCCGCTTCAACATCTATTCAGGGCTTTAGGCTGTGAAGGTACGCATTCCCTTCGTCGGCCCAAGCTACACAGCACGCAGCCTGAACGCTGACGCTCAGAAAACTCTGAACTGCTATGTGGAGATGGACAACAACAGTCCACGCGCTCCACTGGCTCTGTACGGCACGCCTGGACTGCGCAAGGTGGCAACGCTGGCGACCGGCCCGGTTAGAGGTTGTCTGACAGAGGACGGTTATGCATGGGTCGTATCTGGCACCACGGTCTACCGGGTGAGTTCGTCCTATGCGGTTACTACGGTGGGCACGCTCAGCACATCATCAGGCGCGGTGGGCATGGCGTCCAATGGCAGCGAAATCATCATTGTGGACGGCAATGCGGGTTATCTCGTCACAGTGGCAACCGCGACCCTAGCGACCATTGCGGATGCTGATTTTCCCAACGGCGTCAAGCAAGTGACTTACCAAGATGGTTACTTTGTGGTGACTGGCGACGGCTCACAGAGCTTCTATATTTCTGGCTTGCTGAACGGTGGCGCATGGGATGGGCTGGACTTTGCCAGCGCGGAGGGTTCGCCTGATAACACGGTGGGCGTGATTTCTGATCACCGGGAACTGTGGCTATTTGGCGCTGATTCGGCAGAGGTATGGGTGAACACCGGCAATGGTGATTTTCCTTTTGAGCGCTCTGGAAACACCTTCATTGAGCACGGCTGCGCGTCGGCTGGCTCCATTACCAAGCTGGACAACACTGTGTTCTGGCTGGGTGCAGATGATCGCGGCACGGGCATTGTGTGGCGGGCAGATGGCTACACGCCTTTGAGGATCAGCACGCACGCGACTGAACTGGCGTTTGCCGGGTACACCCTGACAGACGCGCAAGCCTTCGCCTACCAGCAAGAGGGGCATGGTTTCTACGTGCTGCACTTCCCTACGGATGGCAAAACATGGGTGTATGACGCGGCCACCCAACTTTGGCACGAACGGGCCTACCGAGAGTCTGACGCCTCTCTGACGCAATGGCGGGCCAACTGTCACACCATGCTCGGCGGCTTGCATCTTGTGGGTGACTGTGATGACGGGCGGTTGTATGTGCTGGATATGAGCTACTACTCGGACGATGGCGACCCTATCCTTAGGTTGCGCAAAGCACAGACCCAAGAGCAACTACAAAACCGCTTGTTTTACAGTGAGCTGCAAATCGATATGGAAACCGGCGTGGGACTGTCTGAGGGGCAAGGTGATGCACCTTTGCTCATGATGCGTTACAGCAACGACGGAGGCCACACATGGAGCAACGAACGCACAGCCACGGTGGGCAATCTGGGCGAGTTTGCCGCACGATGCCGGTTCATGCGATTGGGCGCGGGTAGAAATCGGGTGTGGGAAATCTCTATGACCGATCCCGTGAAATTTGCCGTACTTGGCGCGGTGGTTGATGCGCAGGCGGGGGCTAACTGATGACGACCCTAAACCTATTCCCCGCCCGCATTCGCTTCACCAACACAGACGGCACGCTCACGCCTGAAGCCTACCGCGCATTGCAAGTGCTGTTTCAGCGAGTCGGTGGCGCATTGGGCGATAACGGCGTAGACACCTTTGGCGACTTGACCGGCGCGGGATCGCAAGACACCTCAATCACTGACATCGTGACCCAGCCCGAGACACTGGACGCCCTGCATGACACGGTAAGCCAATCGGCCAGCGCTGAGTATCAAGCCCTTGCGGACGTGCTGCAATCAGCGGCATGTGAGGTTCTGATGCCTGATGTAGTGCAGCCCTCAGCCATTGGCTACAACGGCACCATTACATCGGCGTCACTGGTGGGTAAGGCCATCATCATTCAAAACGGCATCATCACAGGATTTCAATAATGCAAAGACTCCCCAAGCGCCTCGTAGACGGCTCACAGCTTACCGCTACCGCTGCAACGTATTACACGGCACCGGCCAACACACTGACCACCATTTCAGCTTGTACGCTGACAAACACCACGGCGGGCGCGGTTACGGCTACGCTGCACCTTGTGCCCAACGGCGGCACGGCTACGGCGCTGAATTGCATCCTGTCTGCGCGTACCCTGGCGGCGGGTGAGTCGTTCAATGTCGGCTCAGCCATTGGGCAGACGCTGCCGTCTGGTGGAACGCTGCAAGGCTTGGCGGGCAGTGCGACGAGCATTGCGCTGGTGGCGTCAGGCTACGAGACAAACTAACTCATGCAAGTCACTTACGGGCCTGAGTTTGGCATTTCCAAGCAGGAAACCATGCGCGAAAAGGTGGAGCGATTGGAGTCTGTTTTGATGGCGTCTCCAATGCCTGATATTGAGTGTCCTATCAGGCATTACTTTGCGCCTGGACTGTATGCGCGTGAAATGA